CGTTGATGAGTTTCAAAATTTAAACTTCCATGAGTTGGATAGTATAATGACAAGAGTAGGTCAGAACTCTAAAATTATGTTCTGTGGAGATGCTACTCAAACAGATCTTATTAAAACTAATGATCGTAATGGTGTCATAGACTTCATGAACATCTTGCGTATTATGTCTTCTATTGATATAATAGAGTTTAGTATAGAAGATATTGTCAGATCAGGACTTGTAAAAGAATACTTACTGGCAAAAATGGAAGCGAGTTTATGAATTTTAAGCATTGTAATTACTTAGGTGACCTTGAATTAAAAAAGAAAGATACTCCCGGTTGTAGACTGTATGAGTTACCTGATGGCCAATGGGTTCCGTCCATTACATCGGTAACTTCTTTTTATAATCGTCAGATTTTTATCGAGTGGAGAAAAAGAATTGGTGAAGAAAAAGCAAATAATATTACAAGAAAAGCAACCTCTCGTGGAACTGATTTTCATGAGGCAGCACAGGCATATCTAGAGAACAAAGAACTGAATTGGGATGATTATTTACCTGCAACACAGTTCATGTTTTATCATGCAGCACCATATCTAGATAAGATAAATAATATACACGCTATAGAGAGAACCCTTTACTCTGAATACCTTGGTCTTGCAGGTAGAGTTGATTGTATAGCGGAGTATGAGGGAGAGTTAGCAGTTATAGACTTTAAAACCTCAGACAAGATTAAACCAGAAGAATGGTTAGAAAATTATTTTGTACAAGAAACCTTTTATGCTGCTGCATACTATGAGTTAACAGAGATCCCTGTAAAGAAACTGATCACCATAATGGTAACACCTAGTGGTGAGGTCAAAATATTTGACAAAAGGAACAAAGGGGATTATATTAAGCTGTTAGTTAGGTATATAAAAGAATTTGTATCTCACAATACTGGGTCGTAAAATGGAGAAGGATGAACTAACGAAAGTGATGGAGAGTAAGTTCTTCTGTCCTGCTCGTTTTGCCGAAGAAATCGAAACACTTGTTTTAGAAAATAAGGATATGAATTACATAGATGCTATCGTTCACTTTTGTGAACAGAATAGTATTGATGTAGAGTCAGTTCCAAAATTAATATCTAAACCATTAAAAGAAAAACTTAAATATGAAGCACAAGAATTAAACTTCATGAAAAAAACATCTCGTGCTAAGTTGCCATTATGAGTGACATTCTTGAAATGAAAAAACTACAGGATGGTTGTCCTGTCATGATTGCAAAAATTCCAGAACAAATTTTGGCAGAAATTGATCTCTGGGTAGAAGAAAGTAGAGGGCTTAAAGAAAATCCTTTAGCATCATTAAAAGCACATGAAAATATTGGTTACAAATCCTTGGACGGTAAAGCACATAATTCATATCAGTGTTCTATTTCTCCTCATCTTATTGAACAATCTTTTTGGTTAGCATGGGTTTTAAAATTAACCGCAAAGTATTGGGGCATGGGAAAACATAATCGTCACTTTAAATTAAGAAAGTGGGATGGTCATTTTGATGGGTATGATATTTGGACTAACTTTGCATACCAAGGAGATGATAATCCGCGACATAATCATGCAGGTATGCTCTCAGGTGTGATATACTATAAGAATCATGATCATCCTACTATATTTGATGAGTATGATTGTGGTTACGCAGGTATAGATGGAACAATGGTTATGTTTCCATCACAAGTTCTACACCACGTAGAAAAACAAGTTGTTGACACTGAGAGAATTACACTTGCTTTTAATATAAGTCGTAGAGATGATACCCAAATTTGAAAAGGGATACTGTCCTGATTTGTTATCTTGGAAAGAGTTATCTAATATTCTTAATATAAGGCCTTTAATGTCTGCATCTAGAGTCAAGGTGTTTATAAAAGAAAATCGTACATGGCAAAATAATTATTGGTGTTCAGATGCTAATTGTTATCCATCTGGTGTACTAGAACAAGTTATTGAGGAGAGTGGTGTTTGTGCTTTTATAGATATGTCTAGGTCTACAGAAAAAATAAATGAGTTTGCTAAAAATTTAGAAGATGAATATGATCAAGAAGTAGATGCACATATTTACTTGTGTCGTAATTTAAAAATAAAACATCCATTCGGGATTCATTTTGATACGAGTGATAATGTTATAGTTCAATGTGAGGGGGAGACAAATTTCAAAGTATGGGATATAATTAAGGATAAGAGTGCTCCATCATCAAATATGTCTATAACAGACACTCCTTTATTAGATGTGGATATGAAAAAAGGTGACGCTATTTGGATACCAAGATATTATCCTCATTTAGCAACATCAAACACTCAAAGATTATCTGTCAGTTTTCCTTTTAATAGGAAAATAGATAATACACGTCGTGAAGATCGACATTGGATTAAATATGATTAGAAAATGATGCCCTTTGATGCTTATCGTTGTTATCTCTCTTTAAAAAATCACTTTACCAAAGATCATTATGATTATCTAAAGTATCGTGGTAAAACTAGAGCAACAGTTCAAGCCTTTTATAAAAGAAAGGATAGGTTCTGGTTTGAAAAGTTTGCAAGACAAAAGAATGATAAAGAAGTAGAAGAATTTTTTGTATCTAACTTTATATACTCAACCGATCCCGGAACAATGTGGATAGGTGAGATGATAAAGGAGGGAGAAGGTAGATATACAGAGTGGAAGAAGAAAATACAATCACTATCATACATTTTTAAAGAAGAAACTCATGATCTTTTTACAGACAGAGAGGTTGATGAAGTGTTTGATTGCACGAAGGGACATCCACCTATTCTACGAAATTATTTGAGTGGGAAAACCTCACTTGAAACTCTGGTAATATGTGATAGAATATTTGAGTATGGAAAAGAGTTTGATCAAAAACTAAATGACCCAGTGTGGGAAACCGTTAGTTTGAAGATAAAAAAATATTCTCCTTTCCTAAATATAAATGTACCTCGTTATAAAAAAATCTTAAAAGAGATAGTCCTATGAGTTTTTTCGATTCAGAAGTTGTCCGTGCTGAAATGGCAGAGATTGCAGAACTTCAAGAAGAAGTTTATCCCAATGTCTTTAAGTTTCCTAGTATGACCATAGAAGATCAACGTTATCACATTGATCTCTTAGAAAAACTTTGCGAAAAACAAAAAGTTCTATATGCTCGTTTAAGTTTATCCGATGACCCAGAGGCAAAACAAATGAAGGATAATATCCAATCTGGTGCAAAACAGATGGGACTTCCTAAAGATGTTGATGTCCAAGTCTTGTTTAAACAAATGGGTGAGATGGTGAATCTCATGAGAGATACACTTGACTATCAATAGATTTGTCCTATAATAGGTACACACAAGCCAAATCCAATTAATCTAAAAAAATCTTATGTCTTTTTCAGATCTAAAAAAACAATCCAAACTCGGTTCTTTAACATCTAAACTTGTTAAGGAAGTTGAGAAAATGAATAATGCTGGTGGTGGAGGTGCTGATGAGCGTCTCTGGAAACCAGAGGTTGATAAAACCGGTAATGGATATGCCGTAATTCGTTTCTTACCTTCTCCAGAAGGTGAAGATATTCCATGGGCAAAGATGTACTCACACGCATTTCAAGGCCCCGGTGGTTGGTATATTGAAAATTCTTTAACCACAACTGGTGGTAAAGATCCTGTTTCAGAATACAATCGTGAACTCTGGAACAGTGGTAATGAATCCGATAAGGATACTGTTCGTAAGCAAAAACGTAAGTTGTCTTACTACGCAAATATCTACGTTGTAAAAGATCCATCTAATCCTCAGAATGAGGGTGGTGTATTTCTTTACAAGTTCGGAAAGAAAATCTTTGATAAGATTATGGAAGCAATGCAACCAGAGTTTGAGGATGAATCACCAATCAATCCTTTTGATTTCTGGCAAGGTGCAAACTTTAAATTGAAGATCGTCAAGAAAGATGGATACTGGAACTATGATAAGTCAGAGTTCGACACAGTAGCACCACTACTTGAAGATGATGATGCGTTAGAAGCAATATGGAAGAAGCAATTCTCTCTTGCTGCTGTAACTGCTCCTGATCAGTTTAAGTCTTATGATGATCTTTCAAAACGTTTGAAGTATGTCTTGGGTCAAAGACCTCC